AGGCATTGGTTTGAACTGTTGAATGTCAGTGATAACATTTGGCCTTGAATATCCAAACATTTGCGCAATACGACTGGTAGCATTTGCTCCAATTTGAGTTGCGGTCATGTAAGGACCAATGACAGGCAAGTTCGACAGTGCGCCAGCCGCTTTCGCAACTGCTGCCGCAGGCTTCGAAATAATACCCTGGCCATACTCATCATTCGAATTGATGGCGTTTCCTTGATCTTTGGCATTGACACGCTTCCCACGCCTACCACTCTGTGAGACAAGAGGTGGAACAGACGATGTAGGAATTGTGAGTACCACATCTTCGGCCCAAATGTATGTTGTGATGGTGACAGGATCATCGCCACCATTAGCATGCAAAAGGTTTCCAAACGATGAAATGACAATCTCACCCATGTCATCCCAATCGGCGTCAGGAATGCTGAGATAATTCTTGGGCCAAAAGAAAGGAAGACACAAATCGCCTCCAGTATTCTTCGTTGGATTGAGAAAGAAATGAGGTTTCTGAGAAGCTTGAATCAAATCCTGAGAAATGAAACTCCTGCTCACAGTTACCTGATCATTTGCAGTGTACGGATTATAAGAAACTAAAGCGCGACCATAATGAAACTTGGTCCCTGAAATTACCATTTTCACATGCAATTTCATGCGCAACAATTCATAGTTCTTGATCTTATCTCGCACAAACGAATTCTCACAAAATGCTTTCCAAGGGTTGAACTTATAAAAGAAAGGTTGGCCAATAAGCCAGGTCTGCGCTGATTGGCGAATAGGGCGTCCAAGAAAGTTGCCCAATTCACTATCAGTATTTTTCGCTAGATCCATTGTCGGCTCATAATAACCTACTTTCTCTGTGACCCAACCAGCATCCTGGTCAGCAAAAGCAGTAATTTGTTCTGTAGTCATAGGAGCCAGCTCCTTCTCCTCTGTTCCTGGCGGAGGTTGAGAATCTGAAACAACTCCTGACTGCGAGACCAAAAACGTACTTTCCAATTGACGAATCCGTTTCTCAAGCTGGGAAACATGTCTGTATTTCTTTGCAAGTTTGTCCTTCAGTTCTTTGTTACGGAACCTAAGGATTTCAATCTCATTCAGTTCATCAAACGATTCAACACGATGAATAGCTTGCATAGTAGTGTTCAATTCGGTATTTTTATTGAGGGTACCGTCCTCCAAGATTCTATGTAGATAAGTAATGCAATTTGTACAAATATCATGTGCGGTGCATCAATCGACAACATGACAGTGCTATTTTTGTGGGCGTCACCCCGTCGCTAAATAACGACTATATACAATGACTACTTGTGTAGCTGTCCACAAATTGCAGGTAATGCAGAACCTACAACCTGTGCGTTAATCAAACACAAGCAACTATTTTTAGCTTATCCAACGCATAGTTGCGGTGGCCCCCGGTATTAGAAGCCCCCAGGGCGGGCTTTCGAGAAGTTGACCTAAAGGTCAAACTTCTCACGGTACCACGCCAAACGCTCGTCGTAGCTCATAATTGGTCCTACGTACCCCTGGATTCCAGCGGCACGTGCAACCTCTTCGAGCTGCGACTTACGCGACGTGTAGACCTCTCGACCACACTCAAAATACTTCAATGCCACATTCTGAATAGCTTCCGCACTCGACTGTTCCATAGACAAAATCTTGGACCTCAAGTGCGTATGCAACATCTTAGCAATTGAATCATCCTCGACAGGCGAACGGTACAAGTTCAATTCCTCATCCCACACAGCATAATGCTTCAAAAACGAAGCCTCACTAAGTGGAATGAAAGGAACGGACTTAGCATCCTTGTCGGCCATAGTGTACTTGATACTCACTTTGGCCAACTGCTCAGCAATAGCAGTGTGATTGAAGTCATCATACCCTTCCGCAACGGTCATAATGTTGTCATCCCCATAAGTCATGGCGGAAACCTTGTCGCCAAACAAAGGTGTCCTCCACCACTTCTTCTCCTGAGCAATAGCATACCAACAGTATCGCAAATACAAAGAATTCACGACACTGTTGATTATGACAGTCAACGGGTGACCAGAAGGATTTGATCCCATGAACTGAACCAAAGTTCCAAAATAATCATAGGTCGGATAAGTGATC